CAACGAATTTGACTTGGCTGGACCCAACGAGTACAGGTAGGCGAGCGAGCATTAGATCTAGGTAAGATCCAGACTGTAAGAGCGACACACTGTGATCTGACGATACACGGCTCGCATGAATTACCAAAGGGAAGGTGCCATCGCTAGGAAATGAAATACAGAAGTCCCGAGTGATAGCCACACCGGAACGATGGAGCTCACATGTGACCTCGGCGTATGTTGGAAAGAACCCTAGTACAGAGAGAGTGTGAGCGCGGTTTTCCAGCGGCCAGAATACAAGATAGCAGAGGCCTGGAACCCTGCTAACGAAGTCTAAGGTTAACGGGTACAGGGGCGGAATCATCAGTCTGAGACCAGCTTCGCCCAAGAGAAAAGAAAAACATGAGTGTAGAAACAGCGGTGTTGGAGCCGCAAAAGTCTCTACAGGATGGATACTATCATCTAAAGAAAAGCTTGAAATAATGAGTGACGATAAGGAAACGCTAAAATTAAAAACCATGGTCGCAACGCGGCCATGGGTGGAAGTGAGCACTAGCGAAAGGGAAGAAAAGGGGGAAAAAGTAAGAGAAGCCATGGAAATAATGGACCCCTAATAGTGCAGATGGGCTGTAGGCGTGAATAATTCATGCCGTGCGCTTTGAATCACACGTCACCTGTTGTCAATTCAACAGAAACGTTACCTTTCGGAATCCCAGTATGTACCCAGCGAGCTGGACTGGACCTACGCTACCCTATGGCTTCGGCACGTTCGGGTATGGTTACAGGTGCCTCCTGATACTTTCGACAATAAGAAATGGTGGAAATTGTTTTCACAATGGGTTGTTGCAATTACACCGAGCAGGGAACCAACGTGATCTCCAGCTTAGTTAAGGCTCTGTAAAGGTTCAAACTTGACCCAACCAGCTAATTTTAACCGCTTCCGTCACACGCGATTCTCCGTCGGTAACCAAAGCGACAGACTCAAGTACTACTCTGTGCCTGCCAACTCCACACAATCGAAACGTTCACCATCACACAGTACTATAATTCCTGTGCCGACTATTTGCACGGCAGACGTCCCGGGTGTCTGCGAGGTAGGTGTTAGTCTGTCCACCTCCGGAGAGGCACGTTCGAAGCCACGAAGCCGTAAACCAAAGGTTGGGCGCATAAGTACGGTCTTCCGACACGTACGGCCACTCGATAGATGACTACGGACCACTACGTTAGCAACCGGCAGCATTAGCCAGTCACACCCTAATTCGACAGGATTAGGTTACCCTACCATCTAGCTGGAACCACAATGTTCACCAGCAGCGCGGATGGATCTTGGCATTACTTCGAAGCGCTCAGCCCGTTGCGCAGAAAGGAAATGATGGGGCTATTTATTATCCCGCGGCTTGCCACGCGGTTAATAACGACTTTCATGATTAGCTAATTTTAAAACACGTGACTCAGCCCGTTCAGCAATCTTACCCGTTCAGAGAGCTTAGCGAAACCGAGACCAGCACACCATACCGTCCGGAAGAGCCTTTCTGGTGATCCTTCCACCCGTTCGCCGCTCACATGCCAAGATGGCCAGAACGTACTACTAAATGTGGAATTCACAACTGGAAAAGTAAGCTCACCAGATAAGTAACCGTGCGCAGGAAGTCAAAATTAGAGGGTTTACTACCTTCCAGGCTGTCTAGATAGACACCCCCTTCCGGCTAGTCTGGTCAAGCGCGTCGTAACCGCCAGAGCATGAGAGTCCAGAACGAACCTTGACCTAAAGAAGCGGTCGACGGTCGGCACCGGCATGCAAATCCCCATAACCAGGAGCCAAATCAGCCCTCGGCGCTCCCA